TTCATCTATTGGTGAATCCTTAGACCACATTTCCATAAGTTCATCAATATCCCTAACAGGCGGCTTCATGCGTCACTCCTTCAAATAAATGTATCTTATTATATACGGAAATGGGAAAATGTCAAGTGATAACTATTATCTCAATCGATCTATTTTATAATAGTCATATCTAAAAGTTACGTCTATAGTTGGAGTAGAATCAGATGAGTCGGAAGTATTAAATACAACTGAACTTAAGGAAGTGGGATGACAATTAAAAAATTGTATTCTGATATTTGGAATGTTGGAATTAGTATTGATTGTTAGGACACCATCGTGATAAGCTCTGTTTCTTGTCCTATCACCTCTCAAATATTGTTGAAATTTTTCAGGAAATGTTAGAGAAGTTAACCAATCATATGTTTCTTCAAATACTCTTAAATCTTCATCTACAATAGCTGTAATATTGAAAGTTTCAAACGAAAGTTTATCTCCATGTCTGTAAGTATCAGAAAAGGGAGTTGAAACTGTGACTTCAGATGTAGAAATTCCTGGTATACTTATTGATTGACAGAAGTATCTCAAAAACGGTAAAGTTGGAAAAATAAATGTAAATTTTGTAGATTGAAGAAAACTTGTGTTTTCTGGTATCTTCGTCAGTAGTGATTCTTCAGACATTATAGACCTTCTGAGTTAACCTCTTTCAACTATTTATATAAAACAAAAAGGGCAGGATTTCTCCTGCCCAGTCTGATATTCGCAATATTGTTTTTGTTAGGTAAGATTGCGAACGCGGAAGATGCGATAGTATTCGTTTGTGCGAGCTGCAATCACACCAGGATTGGTTGTTGAAGCGCCACGAGCGAATGGGTTTGCGACCATGCCGTAACGAGTCTTGAAACCAATCTTTGGCTGGAATGTATCCTGACCGATTGCACGAACCATCTGAAGAGGAACGTATGGGCAGTAGAAGATACCAGCGTCATATGGTGATGTACCCTTATAGCCAACAACTGCAAGTTCGTCACCGTTTGAAGAACCACCGAAGTAAGGATCAATATAGACCTTTACGCGGCCATGCATTGTACCGGCAAAAGTATTGCCAGTGTCATCAACTGTGAGATTGACATTTAGAGCAGGTGTATAGTCTAGAACGCCAGCCATAGCAAGAGCAGAAGCAACATCTGAAGAAACGATTAGAATGTTGCCCTTGCCGCGACGAGTTGCCTTGGCAATTGCGTTAGCTTCACGTTCCATCTGGAATACAAGACCCTTGAACTTTTCAACTGACCAACGGCCGTTTGAGTCTGTGTCAAGATCGAATGTACCAGCTGATGTTGTGCCGTATTGGGCGCCAGCAACAGCAGATGTGTAAATTGTGCGGATAACTTCACGATTGATTTCAGCAAGAATTTCTGTGCTGAGGATGTTGGCGAGTTCTGTTTCAGCGTCGAGACCATGAACTGCCTTGAGATCCTGAGCGAGTTCCATGGTGTACTCTGCCTTGAGGGCGCGAGACTTAGCAGTAACAGTTACCTTCTCGATGGAGAAAGCCATTTCAGCAAAGAGGTTATAAGAAGCATCGCCTAGAGCTTCTGCCTGTGCAGTTGTCATGCCTGTTGATGTTAGGAATGATGTGCTTGCTGCATCTAGTGTAGCGTTAGCAACAGGATTATCACCGACATGAACTGTAGTGCTGCCATTTGCACCAAGCTTGTTAGAGCTTGAGAAATGAGTATTTGATTCGCCGAATAGAGCTTCGCTGCCACTCTGTGAATCATAGCGAGCGCGCATTGCGAAGATAAGTCCTGTTGGACCTGTCATTGGCTGAACGCCAGCAACGTCATAAGCCATGAGATTTGGAAGAGCGCGACGAACGAGACTGATTAGGATTGGATCGTAACCAGCAACAGGTGAAGAAGCGCCGCCACCAAAACCACCGGTACCGGCAGCGTTTGCTGGAGCTGATTCGTTTAGAACACGACCTTCTTCCATCATCGCCTTTTCTTGGTTCTCAAGAATCATTGCGGTTACTGCACGACGATAGGGATCCTTAATCTTGGATACACCTTCGTGGTCAAGTACTGGTGACCACTTCTTTTCTAGGTTTTCTGTAAGATACATTTAAATTCTCCTTTTTAATATTTCTTACTTATCGAAATAATAAGATATTTAGTTTTTTTTTTACTTTGGAAGAGTTTTACCAAGAACCGAGACATACTTTGCCATAGGACCTGTTAGTTCTTCTGAAATCATTTCTCTACCATCTTCAGAAACTTGAGTATTTGTGTCAAGTGCGTTTTCTGAAACAATCTTTGTTGGAAAATAACTTTCTCTGAGAGTATTTACCTTCTTAGAAAATTCTTCCACTGTTGTAAATTCAACATTTTCAATTAATGATTTAATCTTTACAACTTGTGTGTCTGTTAGACCTTCACAAATTGAATCTATAATCTGCTCTGTCTTTGTTTCGTTCAACATTTTATTGAGTTGAACACTCCTTTGAATTTCTTCGTTGAGTTTTGTTTCTAGTTCTTCAACCTTTTTACCCATTTCTTCAACTACAGAGACCTTATCTTCTGGAATATCGATATAATGTTCTGTGAAGAGATTACGAAGACCAGAGATGAAATCTTCAGTAAGTTCTGTGCGAAGACCTTCTGTGATAGCAACTTCATTGTCAGATACCCACTGTTCAACAACATAGTTGAGGTAGTCATCGACGTTTTCTGTCAGTTCTTGTTTAATCTGATCAACTTGTTCCTCAAGTGTTTCAGCATATGATGCTTCAATAATTTTGAGTTCTTCTTGAACCTTTTGCTTTACAGCAGATTCAAAGATTGTGAGAGCCTTTTGCTTGAAGTCCTCGGAAAGTTCTTCACCAGCAAAGAGTGCTTCAACATGCTCGGACATATCAACTTGATATTCCTCTTCTGTCTCTTCAGCTACTACTTCTTCGGCTTCGGATTCTTCTGTGACAAATTCGAAGTTTTCGTCAATAGCCATAGCAATTTCTTCTTCTGTGAGACCTTCGGCTAGCTTTTCTTCGATGAAAGCTGCGAGTTCTTCAGAGATTTCGATTTCTTCTTCCATCTTGGCACGTTTACCAGAAGAAATTTCATTGTCTCTGTTGTTTTCTTGATTTGCTTTTCTTTCTGCTGCATCATAAAGTCTGTCAGATTGCTTTTGAAGTGCCTGAGCCTTTCTGTTCTTTCCTTCATTTTCAGCAGTTTCAGCACGATTCTTGGCAATAAATGCTGCTCTACCTGCAAGTTCACTTGAAATTTCATCAAGCTGTTCTTCTTCATCAAGATTGATATCTTCTTCCATAACTTCCTTAGAAATCTTCTTTGCAGGTTCAGCGGGTTTTGCACCCTGAGTTGGCTTACTTGAATCTTTCTTTACAGGTGCAGCTGCAGCTGAACCTACATTTGAACCTTCACCAGACTTAACTGGAGCGTCAGCAATCTTTGTTGCTGAACCCAATGTCTGTGGTGCATCAGCAGACTTTGACTTTGGTTTTAGTGTGGATGCATTAGAAGTTTCCTCTTTCATGAGGATTTCTTTTGCAACATCTGTAAGTGACTTACCCATATTAGAATACTCCTTCTTTTGTTATATTATTTATAATACTTATAGTTTTGAGATAAAGTTTGTAAACACTTTGAGTGCAACATCTTCAATTTCGTTTCGACTAGCTTCTTTGATGACTTTCTTTGCACGTTCATGGTGCATTGGTAACCAACCTTTGTTAGTCAAAATCCATTCGGCATCTTCCATGATACCTCTTACAAAAGCATCTGGTGCGGATGGATCAGCTACAACGTCTGCCGCTGTAGCTAAGTGAAAATCGTCTTGCACCAATTGATATCCGTTGTGTGGTTTAAGAGACCCTACGCCTCTAGTTGACACACCCAAATTTGCTCCTCCATCTAACAAACTTTTTACAATTTTACCATTGGGAGTATCCATAATTTTTGCTTTACCAATGAAGTTGTTTCCATCAGGGTATAGCTTTGTGATCATGTGTGATACACGATCCAAATTGATTGTTGG